AAATTATATCTAATAAGAAAAAAGAAACTCTAGAATTAATTCCTTGCCATGGATTATGTGAATATAAAATTAACTTAGATGAAATAATAAAATATTTAAATGAAAAGCATATAATATTTCGAATAGTGCTTGAAGATACATTTGCTTTTTATAGCAAAAAGAACAAAGATATGTACTTCAAATATCTATGTATGAACTTTTCAATGAGTCCATTATGCTATAAAATAATAAGAAAATCAGATTGGTTAGTATATGATAACCCATATTACATAGGACCAAAATTCAAAGAAGTGGATATGTTTCCAAATTTCAGAAAAGCATGGTATCCACCAATCCCAAGGCTATTTCAAAAGAAATATCCCAAGGATAAAGACAAAGAATTAGACCAAACCACAATATATTGGTACGATTTCATATAAACTAATCCAAATGCATATGATACACCAGTTACAATATACATTATTAAACTGGACATCATATGCATTTAACCCTAAACCACTAAGATTAATAAACCATAAAAACACTAAAGCCAAAACACTACTCTAGAACCCACCAAGGATATTTTTAATAAAAAGAATTAATTAATAAAATAAAAATATTATATTTGTATATAATATTAAAAATAAAAATATATGGAAACAAAATCATCTAACCCAACAATTGAATCAGCATATATAATATATGCACAATTCATAGACATCAAGAACCAAGATATCAACCAAAATTTATTTACACCATACTCATACAAGAACAAAAATGGATATCTATACATTGAATCAAATAAAAATTTACCAACAATGATTGGCAATATATTAGGTAAATTAAATCACCTAATTGAAAATCCAGAACAAAACCTAGAAACAATAATAAATACACTAGGTTCCATAACCTTTATCATAGACGATAATATAATGGAATCAATTAATTCCATTTTAATACATGACTCACTAGAAATCATATTTAAATTATTATTCAATACATCCAAGAACCCAATACAAAATAAAATAGGATTACTCGATGACCTAGAAAAAATACAAATTGCACTCCTGAATCAAAACTATTACGATTTACCATATTATTATCAAGAACTTTAAAAAACCAACAAATTATGAAAACAATCAACGAAAAACAATCAAAGAAATTAATCCAAGAATATCCATTCTATTTAATATCATTCCAAGGTGAAAACATTCTAGAAAACTTCAATAACACCTTCCAAGTAAATAAACCATTATCTGAATTATATTACCTATATACCTATGATTCAGAAGAACTTCTAATCAAAGATTTATTATTACAACTATCCCAATTAAACCTTCTAGAAGGAAACGACGATCAATTCTTCGATTACAATCCTGATAACCTAGAAACCATATTCAATGGTTCCAAACTCCTAACCAATAAATCCCAACAACAAGAAATATTACAAAAACTAGCCAAACTCATAGAAACCTTCTATGAAGAATCAGACAACCAAGAAATGATAGACATATACGCTAAGTTCTATCTACCCATACTAGAATTAAAATACAACATCCAACCCAATCAAAAATAACCCACAAAAAATCCAAAGGGTACCCAATCACAGGTACCCTTTAATTCCATTAAATCAGAATCCCAAATTCCCACCATTCCAAAAAACACAAATAAATAAAAAAACAAATAACCTAACCATCCTGAATCCAGAAAAATAATTTAACCAACCCTTCCCAACCCCCCAAACAAAAAAATAATATTAAAAAATAAATTAATAAAATCCTGATAATATAACCTGATATATTAATCATGATAATTAAAACATGAAATTATAAACCCAATATTTAAATCCCAATAAAGTAACAAGATATTAATTACCAGATAATAAAAACCTAATTAAAAATACAAGATAAAAATATCCTGATTAGAATACCTGATAAATAAAACCAATATAATCCTGATAATATAATAATAAAAAATAAACCAAATATAATATACAATCAAAACCATACAATACATATACCAAAAACATATAGTGCACCCGCTACTGTCCGGTGAGCCCAAAGTATTCTCTGGGCACTGTTTCCACCACCTCTTTTGCTAGTTGGCATTTTCAAAAAATAGGGCCCAAACGCCCCTTTTTGGGCTACTTTTGGGTACCTGAAATTATAAAATCAGGCAGCCCAAACGGTACCTGAAATTGCCTGAAATTATTAAAAAATTGCCTGAAAAAATGTATTCAGGATTTAAGTCAGGAAGGAACCAAGGCCCATTATTCAGGATGTGTAAACCAGCTACAACGTGTAGAGGATGTAAGGCCCCTATAAGCCCAAAAGGGTAAAATAATAATATCCTGAAAAGTATCCTGAATCCCAGGCTTTATTTATATTATATATAATATATTGGGTTAATTAATCAGGATAACTTCAGGATTTAAATATCAGGATGAATTATCTAGTTCTTTTATCAGGTTGCTAAAACATGATTCTAAATCTAGTTTATATTATCATGTATTTAATCAGGTTAATAATAACATGTTAACTTATCAGGTAATAAATAACAGGTTTTATTTATCTAGTTATATTATATATAATAATAACAGGTTACTAATTCAGGATAAATTAATCAGGATCTGGTAAGGCCAGTTATGGGTAGCCCAGAAGGCAATTTTTAATATCCTGATATTTAAAACATGATACTAATCCTGAATAGTTTTATTATATTATATATAATATATTATAATAGGTTTAACTAATCAGGTTAAAATTTTAATACCTGTTCAGGTGCCTCAGAAATATTTATATTAATATTATATTATATAATAAATAAATATTATATTTGTATTGAATTAAAAAATAAAATTATGAAAACAATAATCACCTTCAAACCAATTCAGGAATTAACCAATTCCCAAGTTATTATATATAATGGTTTTATTAATAACGAATGTATTGAATATTTTCTCAAAGAGGTCGAAAGATTATATAATAAGGAAACTAGGGATAATATTCTTAAGAATCCTGAAGATTATAATTTTAATTTTCTGGTTTATTATCCCTTGCCTGATATATATGAGGATTTAACTTTAGAGGGTTTATATTTATTACAGGAATTAAGTTTAGAGTATTAATTTAAAAAATTTAAGGTTATGGTAGAAGTATTTTTTATTCCGGACAACGAACAGGATGTTAATTATTTTAAGTGGACAGAAGATAATACATTCAGGGAAGAATTTTGCATTGAACTAATGAATAGTTTAGTTAAGAAATATGGCAAGAAGGTTATATTTGATATTTTGGAAAATCCTGAAAAAATGAAGGAAAGGTTCAGGATAATTTTTACGGATCCAGTTAATTTTGGTAAAGGATACCATGATACAACCGATGATTGTTACAGGAGAATTATAGATTTCTTGGATGAACATAAGAAAATAGAAACTACGATAACGATAAAAGTTCAGGATAAAGTTAGTGGTAAATTTTTATACTTAGTTCATAATAAATCCTGACTTGACTATTAATCCATATAACATATAAAATTACTCATAATAATTGTTATCATCAGGGACTTAAAGGTACGGGATGTATATTTAGGTCCCATTTTTGTGTGTTGCTTGAATTGATAATTTGCTTGAATTGATAGGCAATAAAATAATTTAATTATTATGTTTATTAATCATGTTATTATAAGGGCCCAAAAGCTTAATAATATTAAAGCCCTATATCATTCATAGAATTTGGTATGCTTAAAAGATAAATAAATTATTCTTAAATTAAAAATAATTCTCTAGAGGTATATATTAAGTTATCTTATAATATATTTATATACGCAACAAAGAGGAAGTAAGTTAAAAGTATAGGCCATCTATGGGCTCTTTCAAGGAGCCTTTTAGTTTTGGCCTTTATGGCCAATCATGAATATTAAGTTAGCTACAATGGGCGAATATTTATTGGCCATTGTAGGCACAAAGGATTCAGGGAGAAAAAGGTTAATTTGGGTATCAGGCATTAGTATCAGTGAGGCCCAGAAAAAATACCCATCGACAATGACTACTTTAAAAGTAAGTCCAATATACCCTTGGAGGTAACCTATGGGAGTTTGGTTTTAAATTATATTAAGATATTTTTTGTTATTATGTATTGTATATATAATGATTATTTCTATATACATATATTATATATACGTAAATAATCAATTAAATTATATTCACTTTTTTAAAGTTATTTTTCAGTGAAAAAATTTTTTTATAAGAAAAAGTATAGTATCTTTGTAATGTAAACAAAAGAAAAAAAGATTTTTCTAATAAGTCTAAAAAATTTATTCTTTTTTTCTTTATTTTATTTTCCAAAATTTTTTAGCAAAATATTATGAGTAATTTAGAAAAAATTTTTGCAATCGGTAATGAAACAATCCAAAAAGAAATTTCCTTTAATCGTGCAACAATTTACAAAAAAGAATTATTTGAGGGAAAAACAGACAAAGAAAAAAAATCAATTAGGATTAAATTAAGAAAAAAAAGAGACGCATTTCTCTCTACTTTTTTAGTTGTTGAAAAAGATAAAAACAAATTAGAAGCACTTAAAAAAGATTGGAAAGAATACGCAAAATTAGTCTACAATAATATTGAAATTATTATGGATAACAACACAAGTAAGGAAAGTGTACAATTGATTAAACGATTCGTTTCAGTAATGAACAAATGAAAAAAAGGGGGAAATTTCCCCCTTTTTAAAAAATTAAATTAGTAAACAAAAAAATAAAAAAAATGGAAAAAGAAATTTTAATTTTTGGAAAAAGTAATAATGAATTGGAATTAATTGTACGTTATTATTTTGATTGTGAAATTAGACCATTTAATCAAAAAGTATTTGAAACAGTATATCAAAAATACAAACAATTTTTTGATAAAATGGAATTTTTTGAAAATAAAAACGGAATTGATTTTTATTTGAATGTAGATGAAATAAAAAAAATAGTAAACATAGATAATAACATTTGCTTTCAATTTATCAAAAAAATAATGAATCACTTTTCATTTAGTATTAATAATATTAATAGTCATTCTTTTATTGGACAAAAACAAATGAATATTTCATTTGATTTGGATAATAGAATAGACGTATTATTTGATGAAAAAGGAAATTTAATTGAAGAAAAATTAAACGAATTTATCAATAAATTTCAATTCAATTTTAATACTGATAATGAAATTAAAAGTATTAATTATTTATGTGGATTGGTTAATGAAGGATTATTTTATGATAAATACAATGTGATGATTGACTTTGATAAAAAAAATAATTTATTTGATTTGATTTTTAAACAATTAAATAAAAAAATTGAGTGGTTATAAAAATAATTTAATAAAAGGGGACTAATAATTGTCCCCTATTTTTTTATTTGAAGTTTTAAATTAAAAGACACCGTACCCCCTATTTACTGCACCAGGTTTTTTGGGCTATATGTAATGGGCACCTAATATTGTTTCAGGTACAGATTGATATCTTTAATACCCAATAAATTACTTCCATAAACTACAGCCATATTCCTATCTATAAAAAAATGTATCCCAGTTGAAAATTTATTCCATCTATTTTTATCAAAGCCTTTTACTTCAACTATTTCACCCACTTTGTATATAAAGGTTTTATCATGACTCGAACATATTTCTGTTATATCAGCTATACTTCCATCCATATTTTGTATTTCTAGTACTTCTACTTTTGAACATCTACATATTATATTTGTTGATGAACTTCTTTCTGAATCTTCAGGTATTTTTAATTTGATTATGTATTTATCAATTCTTTTCCATCCCATAAAACTTCCTTCAGATGGGCATTGTAATGATAGGAAGGTTGTATATATGGAATACTTAATATTCTCTAAATTAGCACCATTTAGGTTAGCACAATTTAAATTGGTATTACTTATATTAGCTCCTTTTAGATTGGCATTTTCTAGGTTAATTCCCTTTAGATCTGATTCATTAAAGTCAACATCTTCTAAGTTAGCATTTCTGAAATCTGAGTATCTTAAATTTGTTTCTCTGAGATCTGATCCTTTAAGGTTGATTTCCTTTAAATTTATTCCTTCTAGGTTAGCTTTTTTTAAGTCTGAATATTCTAAATTGATGCCTTCTAAATAAGCTTCTAGTAAAGTATCTTTGATTGTGTTGTCTTTTTGTTCTACTATTTCTATTTTCATGATGGTTATTCTTTAGTCATATTTTCTAATAGGGATAATTCTTCAGTATTTGGTGATGAAATTGCCATACTATCGATATCTATAAGGACATTTTCTGATAACCAATAATTGGTTACTTTATTGGATAAATCTATTAATACTGCCTTACTTAATTTAACAAAAGTATTAGAATTGTCAGTACAGAAATCTTCTATAATGCCTAAAATTACATTACTAGAAATGGGACTTTTTATTTTTACTCTTATCCCTGATGATAATTTTAAAAATGGTTGGTTCATAAGATTAAGTTTTTTTTATTAATTCATATCTATATATGATATCAGGAAGTCAGTTTGGTGAAAAATAAAAAAAAATAACTAGGACCCATGGTTGAATCCTAGTTATTAAAAATAAATGTATAAACTGGATAAAAGAAGAAATTTAATTTATTATAGTGAATTCTAGTAAATAGAAATCTTCTAATATAACTAATTTTATTATATTAATATAATTCTTTACTGGAATATCATTATTATAGGTTAAAATATATGGTTTATTTACTCCAAATATTCTACTTTCTTCTATTGAATTGAATTTAATCTTTATAAACTTAGAATTCCTATTTAATTTAACTATCTCAATCATAATATTAAGGTATTAATTCTATATCCAAAAATAATTTACAACATGTTTGTGGTATACTTACATTTGATTCTACCCAAGCATTACTACCTGCTAAAACCGTAGTTGGAACGTCCCAATCTTCAAGTTTAGTATAACCATCATTTGAATCTACTGAGTAAAGTATACAATAGGTACTACTAAATGGTTGATTATTATCTGCTCTATAAACTACTTGTGAAGATATCATCCTAAAACTTGGTATAATAAGATTACCTCTATTAATCAGAGAATTATCATAGGTGATTCCCCATTGTTCTGAATGAGAATCTCCATCTTCTTTAGTAAATTGAATATATGGCCTATTGAAATTTCCATAGGGTTTTGATGAACCATTTTTACGTATAGAAGCTGTTAAATTATAGTTAGCAGGTGATGTATTATTTATACCAATACCATTAGTTGAGATTAAACATTCAACAGTATTCATAAAACATGAAGTTACAATAAAATATTCTACTACTATTATAGGTCTACCTTGTAAGATTTCACCTGAAAATTCATATTCTTCATTTATAGAATAAACATTTTCTTGTACATTCACAGTTTTGGTATCAACTAAGTATGTATTATTATTTGGGTCATCCTGGGAATTTTTTGCATATATTTTTCTTATATATGAAGTAATAAAATATATATAAATATCATCTGAAGTTTGAAGAGTTATATTACCAGTATTCAGTTGTACCTTCATATTCTGCTTATCAGTATAAGTTCTTACTACTCCTGACATGGCTGAAGTTTGATTAGTATTCTGGTTAAGTTGCATCCTCATCTGAATCTGGTCAGTATCCCTATTAGTATTTGGTATAAGGTTGAATGATAAGTTACCAGATTGTTGAAATTTTTCGTTATATGCATCAGTTTTAAATATTACATTTGTAATATTTATTTCATATTTTTCTAAGCTTGATGCTGCTTGTTGTTGACTAAAAAATCTAGTGCTCATAATTAATTTTGTATTAAAATATCTATGTGACAAACAATAATTTTTAAATCTTCTTCTGATAAAGTTTTACTACCAGTTACACCTTCTGTTGGGAAATACATACCAGGTGTTATTCCACCTTCATCCATATAAACCAAATCACCATCACCAGTATATATATTAAATGGGTTAGTTAAAGTGCTATCTTTAAAACCTTGAATAAGTAAATTATATTTATTAGGTTGAGTTCCAGATTCACCATCAGTATTTAAACATCCAGTAACCTTAACAGTAAAATCAATATTACTGCTAGTTGTATATTCTATTGGTCCAATTTCCTGATTTGTTTCATAATAATTTCTACCAGGTCTAAATGTATTAGCTATATTATACATTTCTGAATTAATGGTTCCCAACATGGTAACATTAACATTGTTCTG